AATATTATACGGATGGCCGCTTTTGGAGCGCGAGGGAGTTTGAATTTCTATGGGAATTTACGAATAATGTCATTCGGTGATCACTATATATTGATCACCAAAATACCAGAGAGAGTTGCAAGAGCGAGTCAATCGGTGATCATTGACCAAAATGGCTCCCTCTAAACGCTTTAACATCTATTGCAAAAACTATTTCCTCACTTATCCCAAATGCTCTCTAACTAAAGAAGAGGCACTTTCCCAAATCCAAAACCTACAAACCCCAACAAATAAAAAATACATCAAAGTCTGCAAAGAGCTTCACGAGAATGGGGAACCTCATCTGCACGTGCTTATCCAGTTCGAGGGGAAATACAAGTGCCAGAATCAGCGATTCTTCGACTTGGTCTCCCCAAACAGATCAGCACATTTCCATCCGAACATTCAGGGAGCTAAATCAAGCTCAGACGTCAAGTCCTACATCGACAAGGACGGAGACACCCTCGAATGGGGAGAGATTCAGATCGACGGAAGATCTGCAAGAGGAGGACAGCAGACAGCAAACGACGCTTACCCGCCGCAGCGCTTCACACAGGCAGTTAGCCAGAGGCTCTTACAGTACTTAGAGAACTACCCCCTAAGGATTATGTTTTACAATTTCATAATTTATATGCTAATCTACATAGGATTTTCACACCTCCTTTGGAGGTTTATATTTCTCCTTTTTCTTCTTCTTCTTTCGATCAAGTTCCCGACGAACTTGAAGAGTGGGCGTGTGAGAATGTCGTGGCGGCCGCTGCGCGGCCTCGGAGGCCCTTCAGTTTTGTGGTTGAAGGTGACAGTCGAACGGGGAAGACGATGTGGGCCAGGTCATTGGGTCCACATAATTATCTCTGTGGGCATCTGGACCTCAGCCCAAAGGTATACAGTAACGACGCTTGGTACAACGTCATTGATGACGTTGATCCCCATTATCTCAAACACTTTAAAGAGTTTATGGGGGCCCAGAGAGACTGGCAAAGCAATACCAAGTACGGCAAGCCAGTTCAAATTAAAGGCGGGATTCCAACAATCTTCCTTTGCAATCCAGGGCCCAATTCCAGCTATAAAGAATTCCTGGACGAGGAAAAGAATTCCGCTTTCAAGGCCTGGGCACTTTAAATGCGTCGTTCGTTACCCTCGGAGAGGCTCTCTACTCAGGTGCCCATCAAAGTCGAGCATCAGAAGGCGAAGAGGAAAATACGCAGGAAGAGGGTAGACCTTGACTGCGGATGCACCTATTATCGCAGCCTCAACTGTCACAACCATGGATTCACGCACAGGGGAATACATCACTGCAGCTCAAGCGACGAGGGCGATTTACTGGGACATGGCAATTCCCCTATATTTCAAGATCCTAGACCCACCTGGACAGGCCGTTCAACCGCAACCACGACATCATTACAGTCCAACTCAGGTCAACCACAACCTGAGGAAAGCCTTGGGGGTTCACAAATGTTTCATAACCTTCCGGATCTGGACTCGTTTACATCCTCAGACAATGGCGTTTCTTGAGGGTCTTACGCAATCAAGTTCTTGGGTACTTCGACAGATTCGGAGTTATTTGCATAAACAATGTAATTATGGCTTTAGATCATGTACTGTAGGATGTAATTCGGGGCACAATTCAAGTGCAACAAACTCAGTCAATAAAATTCAAACTTTATTAATTTTAATTGCTGACAGAATCGTAGAAATAACTTCTACATTTAAAAGTCGCATACACTGGGTTAGAGGCATGAGTACATGCCATGTACAATAACAAAGCATTCTCGGTGTGGTTCGCATACTTTGCCGCCTCCTGGTGGTTGTAAACAACATAATTGTTAACACGATAGAACTTTCTGATAATCGCCGACTCCTTAGCTGCATATTGCCCTCCGGTGACCGTTGCATGAAACCTTCGTAAAACCTGAAAACGATCACGCTGGTCGTTCTTGACAGTAGCATAGCAGGCTCGTTATCGTACACATTAAACACCTGTTGAAAATCCAACGGCGTTCCAGTGGGACGCCGATCCCTGACAACCCAAAACATAACGGTATTCGTGTGGTTCTTCACCTTGATGTTCTCGTCTATCCATATTTTCCCTACGAAATAGATTGACTTTACACAGAAACGCTTACCCACCCTGTGGGTCAGCCCAGTACCTCTAGTAACATCAGATAAACAGATAACCTTACCCATGTGACCAATATCGTCTTTAGCATCGAAGGACTGTACCTTACATGGGCCTTCACAGCCCTTAGGGACATCAGGCGTTCGATACATTCTGTAAAATCTGGGCTTTCGATACATGGGCCTGTTGGTCCATCTTCTTCTCCTTGTGCCTGGGGCAGTAAGGGCAGCAGCAATTGATGGGCGAGGACTGTCGAAGTTGAACCTTCGACGCGCGGAAGAAATTGGAGAGGAAAACGCCATACTTGCAGGACGCTTGAACATAATCCTTGCACCTCAACACGGAAATGAGATCCCGAACGTACTCGAAACCAATGTACTAGGCTCGTACTCTTGGCAATCTCCTGCATATATTTCACAGCGAGCATATAACGGAAACCGTGAACGGTTTCAGGGAACTCGTTCTCTAAAGGGTCCCACATATTTAAACCCCAAAACTTCCAAGGGGAAGTCTTATATAGGGAGGGAAAAAATAATTAAACTTTGAGCGCGCCTTCTGGTTGGGGGACATAAAATCGTGGGGGGGACCACTTTTAAAAATCGCGCGGCCATCCGGT